TTGGCTTCGTCGAGCGTCATAGCTTTCTTTGCTTCGGTGCCAAGCTTACCCTGTTGAGCCATTTCCTTATTTATGCGCCATGCCTCGTTACGTTCCACGCCCGGCATATGGGGTCCGCCACCACGGCACGGACGGAGGTTGCATTGAGTACATTCGAGACAACGGGGGCAGACAGGGTGTTCCACGTCCGCCAAGCAGCCCTCGCAATACTCTTTCCCCTTAACGGCTTCCTCGAATCCGCATGCTTTACACATTACCGCTTCATCTGGTGGAAGAACGTTCTCGGCGAATTCCGCGGTCTTTTCACTAGCAAGCTGCCGACGTTGTGACGGGTGCTCAAAATCCCAGCCAGCCGCTCGCTCAACATTATGCAATAGGTTTTCAAGCTCTTTAATGCTCATCTGGTGCCACTGGGTTTTATATTCGGGCTTCGCACCGTGGTGAATAAGATTCTTGATTAAAGCAAAACGACGTTCCAGTTTTTCTTCATCAAGCAGTGCAATTTTCTTGGCGTTCAAAGTAACTTGTCCGCAATCCTTGCAGCCGATGCGCTCCATCCTGCCGTCGTCAGTGACGCGAGTATTATCGCTTTGGCATTTGGGGCATGGCTTGCTTGGCAGCACTTTCACAGCCCCGGTGTGCTCTCCTGCGTATCCCGTGTTCTCGTTCCCGTGCTCGTCAAAAGGTTGGGTATCCCCGCCATGCGGCACGCCATGTGGGTTCGAGAGCACCGGATTCGCCAAGATGCCGGGCTCGAAGTGTCCGGGATACAAACGCCCGGCGTTCGTAAAGTAGAAAGCTTTATCGCTGAGCCACTGGGCATCGGTCTGGAGCGGGATCGTCGGGTGGTCATGCCCTTCGGACGATTCCGTGTTGACGTATGGATTGTTGATGTCGCACTTGTCGCAATGATAGCTTGTAGTGCGATGCGGGTTGTCCGATGTCCAGCGATAAATGAAGGCGTCCTTCACCTGCTGGAGCATCTCGGGAGTCAATTCGTTCCCGCTGATAAGGTGTCTAGCGGTCTTCATGGAGGCTGTTTTGTCACAGTGGCAGGGATCGCAGGTGCATTTGGCTTCCGGACGGTCGCACGCATCGCAATAAGAATCCGCAGCCGCAAGATTCAATGATGCCAACGATGCCTTCACCTTCGGCCTTCTCCGCCTGCGGAGTTTCTCCCTCTCGTGGTGGATGTTGTCAATCAGCTTCACGAAGATGTCGCCTTCGCCGAGGGTGTGGCGGTTCTCTTGGATGTATTGCTCAAGCAGCTTGGCGAGGCGGCCGATATATTCGTAGAGCGAGGCGCTGCTCAATTGCGTTTTTTCTTTCCACAGCGGTTCAAGGTGGCGGCGCGCTGGCATGTAGCCGGGGCGTCCTGTCTCCTCATTCGCCGACTCCGTGGACTCGGACACCCACTCCCAATAAATGTCGAACAGGGTGATGAATGACTTGGCGGATGTTTCGCTCTGGTGCTTCTTCAGCCACCCGTAGAAGCCGTCGCGGAATTTGCGGACATCGTGCTCGGTCTGCTCGCCGAATTCCGGCTGGGTGGCATATTCCTCGGTGTCAAGAATGTTGACTTCTTCGTCCTCGCCGTGCCCCGGACCCCCAATCGACTTCATCATGGAGACTTCCTCAGGCGGCATCTGCTCCTTGATCTTGCGGTTCATCTCCTCCACGCGCCAGCGGAAATTCTTGACGAGGTAGACGGTAAGCTGCTTCGCCACGGGAAGTTTCTGAACGTACTCAGGGAATCTCTTTTTGATCGATTTCTTGAAGTCCTTGAGGATGTTGCGTTGGAGGAGCGTGTTGGAGAGCATCTCGTGGATGGCTTCGTCCTTGATCGCATCGCCCTCTTCGCCCCTGATCGGGGAGATGAGCTTCGGGGCGACGGTCTTCTGGAACCAATCCGCCCAGCGGAAGGGCTGGCCATCGGGGCCGACGGGGACGGGAAGCCCCGCCTGCTCGCAGCATGCGCGAACATACAAATCAAGGTCTTTGTTGTAGGCTAAATGCAGGAACATCGCCGACGCGAGGTGCGTCATGCGAGGTCCGATTGGTGTGAAATCGGCGGGAAGCGAAACAGGCTCACCGGAGAGGCTTGCCAGCTTGACGACGACGCCTTCAGGCCCGGCAATCTTGGACGTAACCCGATAGGCGGACAGATCGATTCCGTGCACGATCTGGCCCGGCTCGCAGGATGAGAGTTTATTGGACATACTCAAAACGCCTTCCGAAGAACTTCCAGTTACGTTGAATGGCTCGGGATAAATTTCTTGTGCAACCACCGAGACGTTCCACAACTTCTTGCAGAGACGGGAACGTTTCACCCGTATCCAAACAGTGTACAGATTTTGACTTACAGCAATTGTTTGCAGTTGGCGTAACCAGCTTCATTTTTGCGCTCATCTTCGCACGATATTCTGGTGAGGCTTGAGTTTCTGTGTGGATTCTGCTTAATCTCCTTCGAAGCTCGTCCGAAGGATTCCAAAGGCCATCACCGCCTGAAGTCTGGTTGTAACCGTTTTCACGAATATGGGATTGATGCTGGGCGATGAAAAAAGTCTCCATTGCACGGAGTTCTTCCTCAGTCTTGGCATGATGCAAGACTTCGACGGTGAAAGAGCCCGGCCCATACTTGCGGATAGCGCGGTGGATATACAACTGACTACCGCACTTCGCCTTTTTCAGATGAACCATCCAACGGTTTTGTACGTCGGAAGTCTTCCCGTGGATGCCGATATAGACCTTGCCGTTCACCGTATTTGTGATACGGTAAACCAGCATGCGTTCCTCGCGACTAATCCAAAATTTTGTCGTTGGGATCGTGGTCCTGAGAGCCGTCTTCAGCCAACACGGACTTCAAGGTGGCGAGATACTCTTCGTGATCGCGAAACGCCTGCGGGTCCTTCGGAGCGCCCTTCTCGTCCTGCCAATCTGCGGTCTTCTTGCCTGCAAGGCGGGCGAATTCCGAGCCGTAGAGCGAATTCATGGCCTCGTTGTCAACCTTTGCGATTTTCTTACTCATTTGGTTCTCCTAGCTAGGGATAGGCTCAAAGCGAGCCCTACAATGGAAGCTGTAGCTGGTTTTTCTTGGGTTTGCGGGAAAAGCCGCCCTTAGGCCCCGTAAGGAGAGTATTTCGCGATGAAGGCGGCGGGTGGCACCGTCCGGGTCGCAGCATCCGCGAAAGGCGGATTCGGGATATGGTATGCGCCCTGCACGACCCCCTGCAAGTCGAACACGCTGTAGCTGAACAGCAGGTACCTGTTGTTGACGGGATCGAACGAGAACGAGACGATGTTGAGCAGGTCGCCGTCCACGTAGATTTGCATGTCGCGCCGGGGGTCAAACGACCCGATAGCGGGGGACGTGTACGGCCCGGTCAGCGGATGGCAGTACAGCGCCAGCCTGCCGGGGTACGGGGCATTAGTCCACAAACCAGAAAGCGGAGTCACTACTTGCACCATGCTGCCGCTGCTCGCTGGGAAGCTGCCCGAAGGAACATAGATCGCCGTTAAAGCATGAGTTCCAGTGCTCAAGCTGCTTGTGGTGTACTGGGCGACGCCCGACACGAGCGGCACGCCCGTGATGATGGGGACAGGGGGACTGGTCCCGTCCAAGATGGTGATAGTTCCCGTGGGAGCCGTGGGCGGGCTCGTCGCGCCCATCACATTGATCGTGAAGGTGACCGGATTGGTGAACACGGACGGATTCACGTCGCTTGTGATCGTGGTCGTGCTCACGGCATACGTGTACCCGAAGGAAACATCGTAGATGTCAAATTGGACGGCCACGGGCGGGCTCGTCATGGCATCGGCTTGGATGTTGACAGTTACGCTTCCGCTGTTGAGCAAGCTTATGAGTCCGGCGTTGCCGAGGGCTGCCTGTCCCCAGAACGGGTCGGAACCCGCCACCACTACGGACCCGCTAACGGAAGGCAGTTGGAACTGGACCGAGGGAGCCGTGTATGGCGTGTTCCCGAGCGTCGCGGTCAAGTAGGAGCCTGAGCCCGCGAAATTTTGGTTTCCGCCGACCGAGATTTCCAGTCCCGTGATGCTCACAGGGGGAACGCCGAAGCCGCCGTAGGTTGCCTGAAGCGTTTGGGAAACCGGACCCGAGCCAAAAGTAGTAGCAGCATTGGCTGGAGAACTGGGAACCTTGAACGGATAGTTCATAATGACGCCCTGAGCGACTTGAACCAAGGCTATCGTACCCGTAGCGAAGAATGAAGCGACGCCCAGAGTTCCGTTGTTGCCGAATGGGTTCCCCTGCGTTGCGACGAAGCCCGACTGGATGGAGTTCACTATCTCGTAGCCCATTTGCTCGTAGTAGTAATCATCGATCCCGCCCTGATAACCGCTGAACGCGAGGGGCAGCATCGGGGACAAGACAGTGGATGTCGGAGCCGTGTTGTGTGGAACAAAGTTGAAGCCAGATGCAGTCACGATAGAACCGAAGCTGAGAATGAGTTCGTTCGATGCCGTGGTCGTGATTGCGGTCGCCGTGAGCGGATTCGTGGGTCCGTTCCAGACTGGGATTTGAACTTGGTCGGGGAGTCCGACGCCCGAGAACTCTGCTAATTCGACGCCGTTGAAATAAGGCCCTGATACCCCTCCCGTCACGCTCACCGTCGTGGGACTAGTCGAGTTAGTGTATGCGTACCAGACTATCTGAGTCCCACCAACGGAAGAGGAATAGAAGAAAAGCTGCGTCCAAACGTTGGATGCCGTGTCTGAAATCGCATAAGAGGAACTCACGGCGGGACCGAACGAGTCTACGAAATGCGCAATCAAGAGACCCCCAACGGTGCCAAAACTCAGTTGAACGGTAGCCGGAGTGCCGGGGGTGTCGAGCGTGATGTTGTTGGGACTCGACCACGGTTGACCCGGCCCGGCGTTCACGCCCGATATTGGATGCTGGCTGATGAGCGGCATTACTTAACGCCTCCGCTGAACATGGCCTTCTCGACCACCTTCAAGTGCGTCTTATGCAGGATGGAAACGGTGGGATTGTCCCAGCGGTCCTTTCCCCAGTCCACCAAAAATTTGTTGCTGCCTCGCGCTTCCACTACCGTGCCCACTGTGTCTTTGTAAGCTGGATCGCTGGAAAATATAACCTTGTCGCCGACCTCCGGGTCGTCAAACACCGCGGCGAACTGAAAGCGGCGCTGAGGCGAAATATCAAGCAAGAGGTTGGCGGTGACGGTGCTCTCGTGCCCTTGGTCCCAATGCACAGTGACATAGTTCTTCCCGACGTTCTCCACGGTGCCTTTCAGTTTCATGTCCGCGAGCCAGCAGACCCTCATGCCTTTCTTGGCGTCGCGGTGCTCTATGGCGGTGTGGGCCTTGGTGAGCTTTCCTCTTTCCCGCTGAACCAAGTCCCGGATCGCCGACAGGTCCTCGTCTTCCTCGGGCTCAAGGGCGGACTTTTTCCTCGTGACCCAATTCTTGATCTTGTTCCAGACGTTGCGCAGCTTCTCCATGTATGCGGGCGACTTCTTGCCGGGCTTCTTCACCTGCTTCCAAAGCCTGCTCAGCATGTCGGACGCGGACTCTTCCTCCTCCGGCTTCTTTTCGGTTTCGTACGGAAGCCCGGTGTGGATGTGCGGCTCGCCTTCTTCGTGCCGCCTTTTTTCTTCTTGCTTCGTCAAGTCCTCGATGTCGATCTCTTTCTCTTCGGGCTCCGCGGCTGGCTCCTTTTCCGGCTCTGTCAAGTCTTCGATAATTTCTTCTTCCTCGGGCTCAAGCGCCGGACCCGTGCGCTCGACCACTTCTTCCTCGACCTTGCCCGGAGCCTTGCCTTGGTCTGTTAACTCTTGCTCGTGCAGGATGCGGGCTTGTTCCCCGCTCTCCAGTTCCTTGAGCAGCTTGTCCCTGATTTTCTTGTCCTTGATCTTGTGGATTTTCTCCAGTTCCTTCTTCCGACGCATCTCGTCTTGCTTCTTCTTGAGCCGCTCGGGGGTCTTGCGTTCCTCGTCCTTGTGGCGCTGGATTTCCCGCTCGCGCAGTATCTTCACGATGTTGTGCTGGACCGAAGGCAGGATGCGCTCGAAGACTGAGTGGACGTGCTTGCAGATTACATAATTTGCCCGGAGGTCGAGGCGCTCGGTCGGGGCGACGAGCTTCGGACGCGGGGTGCCGAGCAGCCCGTCCTGTTGATGAAGATTCCACTGCGCCCCCCAGTATAGGAATGCCGGGCACGAGCAACTGACTTGAACGTCGAGGTCTCTCGCCTGCTGGGATTCCTGCACCTTCGTCACGTCGAACTGGATGCGGACATCGTGGCCCGCAGGATCGCTGTCCTTTTTGTTGCATTTCACGTTGTAGTGGAGGAAGAGAGCCTTCGGATTCGAGTCCAGCAGCTTCGGCGCACAGCCCGGCCTGTATTTTTTGGAAAACGAATTTGTTTGCCTGATAATTTCGGGCAAAGAAATAGCAGTTTTTGTGAATGGATGCTTGTCCGCCAAAACTACAGGAATTGTGATGAAAAACCCGTCCATTAAAGCACCCGTCCGAATTGCCAGCCCTGTCCAACGTGAGTGGTTGCTTCTTCAGATGAAACTCGTTTGTTAATCCCGCCTCTTGTAATCCAACGCGTTCCAATTTGAGCTTTGTTCCTTTTGATGGTGCACAGCCGTAGGGCATTCTTACGTTCTGGTGTCCATTTCTCACTGATTCTTTTACGGGTATTTTCGGAACACTGCCGTCCAAGCAATCCCGTTGCGATGTTTTTACGGTGCTCATCCGTTAGTTGCTTTCCCTTGAAAGCCCTGCTAATCTTTTGGCGGGCCTCTATCGATATAGAACGTCTGTTTCCCTGACCCAAACACCAGCCGAATTCTAAGTAAGCTTCGACTTCACTTTGAAGCACTCGCGCTTTTTGCCCGTCCTTATAAATCCACTTTCTTCCTCTCGTGGGGTTTGCCCGAAGCCGTGCTGAGTCCGACTGTTTTGCGTGGTTTATATTTTGTCCACCAGCGGCAAGGTTGTATCCGGTTGAACGCGTTCCACACTCCTCAATGTATCGCCTTTCTAGAACGTTCAATTCTTCCTGCGAATTAGCTTGTGTCAATTCTCGAAAAGAAAAAGCTCTGACACCGTGTTTGCGGATAGCTGCTTCAAGATAAGGAGAACCACGGACTCGACGGCGAGCAGCACTGACGTGAAGCTTCCAGCGGGCAGCCAAAGGTAGGGTGGTTTGCCCTATGTACAACTTGCCGTTGACGTTGTTGGTGATTAGGTAGACGATGCCCATTGGCCTGATAAGCCCTCATTGAAGGCTTGGAAAGTCGTTAGAAACTGAAGGGATTGGAGTTGCCTTCACCAAAAAACATGATCTTGATTCGACTTAAATCTCCCGCATAGTAGCCAAGGGTAATTGCCCTGCGGATAACAGCCACCTTACAGTACTTCCGGAACTCGCTAACCGTCATGTTAGCCTTGGTATTGTTGCAGTTGGAACAAGACGGAAGCAAGTTGTCGTCGTGGTTGAATCCGCCGCGGGAACGAGGAAGGGCATGGTCCACCGTGAGGTCGTCGGGGTCGGGAAGATGCCCGCAGTACCAGCAGCGGCCGTCGCATTTGCTTGCGGTGCGATCCCATTGAGTTTTACGTGGGGTTCGAGGCATTATTTGCCTCGGAGAGCGTAGCCTTTGCGCTCGCTCATGCAAATGGCATTATCTGCGTCGCCGGGATACAGCAGGCGGTACGCCAAACAACAGCATGCAATCAAATCGTTTTCATGCTTGCCAAGGTTCATAACAGCATTGTGGGTGTCCAGCCAGCGATGGCACATACTGCAATGGTCAACAACCCAAGGGATGTCCTTACAGGTCCGCACTCTCTTTTGGCTTTTCCTTTTGGGCTTCGGGTTTCGGCTTCGGGGTTTCCGGCTTTGGCTCCGGCTTGGGCTCCAGCTTGGGCTTCTTGGTTTCCTTTTCAAGTATGGCGTTCTTCTGCGCCTTGAGCCTGTCAAACTCCGACGCCGGGGCTGGAGTGGGCTTCCTTGGGGCTTCAGGGGCTCTGGGAGACGCTGGAACGGCGGCGGGGCGCTGGGAGACCAGCAATTCGGAGACAAAGCCCTGCTTGAGCAGAGCGGCCATGCCGAGGGCCGTCTGAGTGATGGCCTTTACGATCTCGCCGTTCCGGTACACAGTCAGCTTGTTCCCGTTTGCAGTGTCGTGAACCAAAATATCCCCGACGTGCACGAAGAAGCCGAAATTTGCGAAATTGATGGAACTTTTGACTACAAAGGATTTCTGCAAGGCGACCCAGCCTCCAAAGGGCTTAATACTGGAGCTACTTAAAAGGATTGGATATTGGGGTAAACAAAAAGGGCGGACCGATAAGGCCCGCCCTTTGATACATCTACTGGGTACTGCCAAGCGGTTTAGTTCTCGCCGGTGTTGGCGGTTGAACTGTAGCGTCCGTTCACGTGAAGCACTTGAATGCCGGACGGGTTGAACACGAGGAAGCCGAGGTTCTCGAAGATCGAGAAGCCGATCTGACGGAGGTCAGGACGGTCGGCGCTCATGACGGTGAGCGGAATACGTTCGGGGATCACGCCGAGGAACTCTGCGTCCGCCAGAATGTAGATCGAGCCGTAGCCGACCTTACGGGACTGGAGGAGCGTTGCGCCCCAGAGATAGCCCATGACGCCGGTCTTGAGGAGCTTGCGCTGGGTTTCCCTGTCGATGTTTTGTTGAGTCCACTTGAGCAAGTCGGTATAATCCCTCGGGTTGAAGAAGATGAATGCCACCGAGAGGTCGTGGCGCTGCACCTGCCCAAAACCGTCTGCCATCGAGTTAATGTCGATGGGGGCGTTGATGGCGATGCTCACGTTGTAAACCGGGTCGTTGGCCGACTTGCCAGCAGCGGCAGTGGCCACGGCGTCAAAAAGACCGAAGACGTATCCGTCTTCCTGCGCGCCAACTTCGGCCTTAGCCAAGTTGAGCGAGCGGGCGACGAGATCGAAACGGCGCTCCTTGATCTGGGTGATGGGGATCATCGGGTTGCTGACGATTTCAAACGTCGGCACAGTGACCCTCTTGGGCTTGGTGACACGAACGATGTCTCCGCCCTCTTCGCCAACCACGAATGCTTCGACGAAGGACGATCCGGGGGTGGAACCCACGGTCATCGCGGAGGTATCAAATTCCTTGTCATAGATGGGCAACGCACCATCCGGGAGCGTCTCGACCATGAGCGCCTTGCGGGCGATACTCATATAGTCACGACGACGACGGAGGGAAGGACCGAGAGAAGCAGCGAGCTTCTGGCGGCCGCCAGCGGTCTTGAGAAGCTGACCGAGCATTGCGGTTTGCTGTTGTGTGCGAGATAGATTAGCCATAGTAGTTTTTTCTCCTAAGAAGTTGTCTTAGTCGATTCCTCCTTAGATCAAACTCGCTACGCCGAGCCAAGGCTCGCCAGCGGTTGGAACGTGGGTGCAGATGCCCACAGGGATTGCGGTTGATGCCGTACCGCCACCAGAACGAGTCACCACGGTATATTTCCCTACGGCACCGGCAGAAGAGCCGGAAGAGCCGCAGTAAACGTACTGGCCGACTGCGAAGGTGGATGCACCAGAATCATAGCCCTGATTGTCCACGTTGCCCTGCCAAAGTGCGCGGACAACGGGGGCTTTCTTGGAGCCGGAAGGTCCAATAGCGCCAGCAAATTCGCCGGGACCATTGAGTAAGGTTGCGAACGGGATGTTACCGGTGGTGTTGGAAGTCAACGTGTCACAAGGCACGATGTTGCCAATAGCACCGAATGCAGGCTCGTTGGCGGACTGCTGTGTGTAGCCGCCCGTCCCTATTGGGGTACCGTTGCCAGTGTATCCCGAGGCGACATTGCTCGTGAGAGCAACGATGACGCCGCCAAGATAGCCAGCCGAGGTAAGAGTCTGTTGGTCTGTTCCCGGATCGCCTGAGAGCGCGACGGCAGGCGTAACGTTCACGCTGTCATTCTGCCCGTAATCATTTTGAGGGGCGTTTGTTACCAGCCTTGCTGGGATGGGTCATTTCTGCCCACCTCTTACGGTTTTTATTCCCGTAATGCTCGGACTATCGCATCACCCGGTCTGGGTGCCCTCTCACTTAGTCTCTCAGGCTGCCTTTCGGCTTGCCCCTTGTTGGCGTTTCAGCGTTCAAGTCAATCAGAGAAGGTTGTTTTCCCTTGGATTCCGCCAAGGAGACCCATTACATTTAGGTCAGTTTTAGTGACATATTGGTTGGTTTCTCCAGTTAAGTTTGAAACTTGAACGTTTAGTTTGCCCCTCCAATCCGGCCTCTTTTGGGAGAGGGTGGGACTATAGAAGAGCGCGTTCAATGAAGGATTGAGAAAAATGATTTTTCTCAAACTAGCGATTTTGTCGTTTTGGCACTTTCAGGGTATTTAGTAGGTATGCAAGTAGATAACCATCTTAAAGGAGCCTTGCAAGCCAAAGTCCCAGACACGGACTTCACGAGATATTTTGATTTTCTCGAATCTTGCTCGTGCGACGAGCGTGGCGAACGCCACCACATATTGCCGAAGACGGAGTTTCCAGAGTATAAAACCCACCCAAACAACATTGTCCGAATTTCCGTTGCCAGCCATCTCTATGCCCACTATTGGCTGGCTGTCTGCGCCCCGGATTGCGGAGCATTCCAAAGGGCCTTTTTCTTAATGGCAAGAGTGGATCACGCGGATATTGATGCGAGTTCCTTGCCCGAATACGCTGCGATTCTGGAACGGGGGAGACTGGCCCAAAAACAACCATGGACGCAGCAGCGCCGGAGACGGCAGTCCGGTATCGCAATGAAAGTAAACACGGTCGAGAACTCAAAACTCCGGGATCGAAAATGCTTGCACTGCGGACAAGAATTCAAGCAGACCACCAAGGGAGAATTTGGCGGCCATCGCCGCTTCTGCCTGCACCACAAAGACAACGAACTTCCCGCCCGACCGTTCGTCGTCCAGACAAACGAAACAACCAAATATTGTAGCAAATGCAGAAAGCCAAAGCCGCTTGATGCGTTTAATATAGAACGCAAAGCAAGGCTCGGCAGGGCCAACTGGTGCCGTAAATGCGCCCGTCAACATCGCAAGAATCCCCAGAAATCAGAACTGCACGATTTCGTTTGCCCCGATTGCGGAAAAGAATTCAAGCAAGTGAAGCCCGGCGTGTTCGGCGGCCACAGGAGAAGCTGCCTTAATTACGGGGAAAGGCGAAAGGAATTTTTGTCTTGGTCTGGGTCAATGCGGGAATTTGCCGACAAGCATGGGTTGCCACTTCAAACGATATGGCGTTGGAGTAAAAATTCCGCTTAGTGATCCGACTATGGTTTACCAAACCATTCCAGTCATTCCGCTGGGATCGACTAAGTTGCTCAGTGCTGCCTTGAAAGCCGTGCCCAGAATCGAACCGTAATTTATGCTCGATCCGCCCGTGCCGTGCCCTATGTTCATCCCGACAGTGTTGGTTCCCACGGCGACGGACAGCACATGTTCCTCCAAGAAGTAGCAAGTTGCGACGTAACCCTGATAGGGATAGTCAAAGCCGCTGACCGACCAACTCCCCGACTGCAACCCTGTGAAGCCCGAGCCTGCGCTTGGCGAACCGGTGTTGCCTGTCAGCCCCGCGCAATAGATCAAGTCCGTGCCGGTCGTTGCGATTGTCGAAGAAGTCGGATTGTAGTTCGAAAGGTTGTTCGAGGAGCAATGCCCGTCGAGCGGCGAAACGATATCCACGCCGGAATACTCGTGGAAGAAAACGCCGCCGATGCCGCCATCATCAGTGTAGGACGTGCTGACAGTCACGGAATTTACGGATGCAGCGTCTTTGACATAGAACGTTTGAATCGCACCGCCAGCGGTGAGTGGGATGTATGAGATTTCCCAAAACCAACCCTGCATCCCCACCCCGGAATCCACATAGGTGTTGCTACCGTCCGACACCGTACAAGGAATGCCGCCGCCCACGAGCGGCAAGCCCACCGTGACCACAGTCAGGACCAACAGGTTCCCGGCTACCGTGGGGGAGAAACTTACCGACAGGGAGCCTGTGGTGTTGCCGCCGCTGGTGTTGCTGGCTTCTTGAACATGGGTGATTGACATTCAATCCGCCTTAGTTGTAGTAGAAAAGAACGTCGCAAGTTGCCGAAGTTGCTCCCGTGCGGGTGGTTGTGCATGCTACGGTGATGCCTGTGGTCATCGCAATGCCCAGATCGATGCTTTGGGCGACGCCTGCGCCGCCCGTGCCCGATGCTGGGGCCGGGATCGGGATCACGAAGTCCGGGGCTGTTGTGCCCACGGTGACGTTGGTGCTGAGTTTGTTGAAGACTTGAATATAACACAGCGCTGATCCGTTGTTGACAATGATCCAACCATAAATCTGCCCGGCCGCACCCTTGACCTGTGCCTTGGTAGAAGTCAATGATGCGCTGTAAGGCAACCCCATACCACCGGAGGTGGCTGGAACTTGCTGGAAGGTAGAGCCCGATCCTAACGCGGGCAACGATGCAACGGAGACTGGCTGTGTCGTTTGCCAGAAAGTTCCTGATACTGGAACGGTGTAACCAGAAGCATCAACTGAAAACGTTCCTGTTCCCGCATTAGCTGTAATCGTGCCGCTTACAGGCTGCGTGGTCTGCCAGAAAGTCCCCGTAACTGGGGTGGTCGGCATTGTTGCGATAGAGACTGGCTGCGTGGTTTGGTAGAACGTACCGGTTACGGCAACGCTGTTCTCAACATTGACGCCAACGTTGCCGCTACTGTCTTGATTGAGGGCGTAAGAGAACGCCCCGGATGATGTTCCGATCTCCACTGTGCCGGAAATCGGCTGCGTAGCTTGCCAAAACGTTCCGGTTACCGCGACAGAATCCGTGATGGACGTGAGCGTGCCAATGTTCCACGTGCCGGATTGGATGGCAGCCACCGTGCCGCTTACAAGTTGCGTCGCTGGAAAATTCGAGACGCTGATGGACCACGAACCCGATTGGGATACAGCCACAGTCCCGGAAACGGATACCGTTCCGCTCACGGGCTGGGTCGCTTGCCAGAAAGTTCCAGTTACAGCAACAGATGAGTTCTGGACATTGACAGGCACGGTTGTGCCGGAAGCATCCACAGAAATAGCGGAGGCACGAAGCTGGGCGTCGGTCAAAGGGCCGGATACCGGAACAGTACTACCACTCGCATCTACGATCCAAGGCGAGGTAGACTGCGTAACAGCATAAGCGGATGGAAAATTGGAAACCGCAACGGTGCCGCTGATAGCCTGCGTGGCGGGAAAGTTTTGGATTTCGACATCCAAAGCCCCGCTTGTGGAACTTAGGGGATTTCCCGATCCGTCCTGAATGTCAACCTTGCCGATCACATTTGATCCGGCAGGGAGCGAAGGAAGGGAACTGATTGTGACGGGGGATACGATAAGGCTGCCGTTCGTATCTACGAGCACGCGGCGTTCCGCGCCAGTCGAATCAATTGCCATGAGCACTACTTCTTCCATTTTTGTTGCCTCCTACTTTATGCCCTGTAGGAAGCGGTGTCGAGAAATCGCATCATCAATGACCAAATGCTCCCAAGTTCCATTAGCGATTTTTGGAACTTCTTGAAAACAAAGAAGAAAAGTCAGACAAAAATTTACCGGGCTTAACTGCTATGAATTATATGGGTTTAGCAGCCCGACCCGGACTTCAGCGAATTCGGGTTGTTCTGGGATGGTTGGAATCCCCCGTAGTCAGGACCGTCCCGCGTGACATTCCAGCCCTTGAACAACGGAAAATGCAGGAAGTAATTGCCCAAGAACGCAACCCAGTATCCTCGCAGCGGATCGTAACCTCCATCCACAACTTTGATTTTGCCGGAAGCTACGGGAGGGTGGGTCTGGCGATACTGGAATTGTAGGGTGGGATACGGAACTGGCGGATTGGGTATTTCAAGAAGCTGCACCCACGTCTCTTCCCTGTTAGCGTAGGACTTCACGAAATTCGTAAACAGGGTCGGCTCGTCGAGGTTGCTAGTCCAGCCGACTACGAAGAGGTCGTTGCCGAACAGCACGGTCGTCTGCACCTTGGCAACAATACCAGTCACGGACAGGATCGGCCTGTAGCCGATCTGCTCCTGCACGCCACTCATGGTAGTGATTACATAGGGACGAGCCAACTGTAGTGCGAGAATCAAGCCGAGCGGTGCCATACTTAGGAATCAAATAGCCCATAAAAACAAAACCCCCAGTTAAGGGGGTTTTGTTCGATGCTTCTAAACTTCAGGAGCGTCGGCTTGGTAAGATTGTTGGTGCGTCCGGTGAGATTCGAACTCACAGAATCCTCGACTTACCAAGCCGATGCCTTCACCAATTTGACCACGGACGCGAGACAACGCTCTCAAACGGTGGGTGTATCGTTATGCTCAGTAAGTCTTCTGCGTTCTAAGTCACCCGTTGCCGTAACCTAATACTGGGCCTTTTGGGCCTAAATCTAATTAGAACTCGTCGTTGCCGAGCAACGCGGAGGCGATGTCCATGGGCTTCTTTTCAGAGGCAGTGATCGGCTTCAACTTCTTGATCACCGGGGTCTCTTTCTTGGCGGCCGACTTGGGCTCTTGCAGCACGTTGGTCTCGTCCTGCTTCACGCGCTTAAACCCGCCTTCTTCGGCGGTCTGTTGCTCGATTGCCTCGGCAAACAGGTCGCCTTCGTGGTCGGCTTCGTTGTCACGGGTTTCCCCGGTGGCGGTGTCGGACTCGAACTTCTTGGCCGCTTCGCCTGTGAACGACGGGATGACTTCCACCCCGGCGACTTCGGCTGCGGTGCGGACCTCGCCTGCGATCAAGCTGGCAAGGGGATCGGAATCGCTGCCCTTGAGGCTGAAGAAGTCCTCCATCGAGGCCATCTGGGGCTCATCGAGGTTGGCTTCGAGGCTCTCGGCTGCGGACGGCGCAAAGAACTCTTCGCCGTTGCCCGCGGTGTGCTCGTCGCCTTCGTTGGCTAGCGAGGAAACCTTGTCTTCCATCTCGTCTTCGTTGAAAATCTGGCTGTAGTCAAGCTCTTCGCCTTCGGCGCTCTCTTCGAGAATTTCCTTCTCAAGGGCACTGATGGCTTCCTGAGCCTCTTCGATTTTTTCCTCGACGACCATCTTCTTTTCGTCGCTGAGGACTTCTGCTGCGCTGTCTTCTGCCAGAACTTCCTCTGCGGGAGGCAACTCGGCCGGGGGCTCGATCGCGCCCTCTTCTGCTGGAGGAACGTCCCCAATCGGGGCTTCTGCGCCTTCTGCCGGAGGAGCATCTAGCAGTGCCGGGTCTTGGGCGGTTTTGGTTGCGCCGCACTTGGCGCACTTTTCGCCGTCCGCCAGCTTTGCGCAGTCTGCGCACTTCTCTTCGGCAGCCTTCTTCTCTTCCTTCTTTTCCTTCTTTTCTTCCTTCTTCTCGTCCTTCTTCACGCCAGCGTCCTTCGCGGCTGGAGCGGCGGCCTTCGAAGCTTCCTTGCCTTTGCCTTCGCCTTCAGATTTGTTGATTGTATTCGCTGGGCGGTTCGCTGCTTCCGTCTGTGAGGAAGATGTGCCAGCGTCCATTTCCTTCGGCTCGGAGTGCTTCCCGCCGCCGCATCCACGACCGTCATTGTACGTCTCCGTCTGCGGCCCCGCATCCTTGCGGTCGTCCGCAACCTTAGGGGCAGCGGCGGATTTCGCTTCGCCCTTGAGTTCGGATTCGACTGACGATTTTTCTGACTTCAGGATGGAGGGGTCTTCGAGAAGATCATTCATCTCGACCTTGTGGACTTGCTTGAAGGTCTCGGCGACCTTCGAATAGTGCGCGTTCTTTGCCGTCTGGCGGAGCATGGCGTTCAGAGTCGGAGTGTCGTTCAGGAGAAGATTGGCGGCCGTCTTCTTCTGGACCTCGGGCGGCGCTGAGGGTAGCATCGTCTTGGCGATTGTCCAAGCAGCAGCGACGCGCTGTTGCGCTTCTTTCTTGATCGCCTCACGCTTCGACTTTACTTCCGCAAGCTTTTCCTTCAAAGACGGCTTGCTGGGGGTCTGAGTTGCCATGGTAGAACCTTCCTTGGGGCTGGAAATGCCCTTCTTATCAGGGGATTGAAAGCTGTTTTTCTTGCTTGTTGGGGATTTTTGGCTTGCCATCGGAGGCACGAGCGGCGCTGCCGCGGGCTCCTCGATAGGTGGTGCCGGGGCGGCGGGGGCTTCAAGCACGGGCTCCCCAGCGGGGGGTACTGCTTCGGGAACCACGGGGGCTTCCGGGATCGGTGCGGCTTCGGGGGCGAGGGGTGCCATGGGTTCCGGAGCCATGTTGGGGGCTTCCGGGCCTCCGAGGAGGTCGCCAGCCGGGGCCTGTTCGCCCCCAGCTATGTCGGTGATTTCAATGTCGATCTCGCCGAGCATGTTCCTGATCTCTTCGGACCACGGCCCATCCTTGAACTTCTCCCATTCGGAGATAAGCTGAACACCTTCCTGCATTTTGGTGATCTCTTGCTCAAGTTCCTCGCGTTTTTCGCTCAGGAGGTCGAATTCCGGGCTGGTGGGGGCGTCAATTGGCGCGTCTGGGGCCATCTCCGGCATGGCGGATAGCTCGTCATCGATCACGTCAAGGTCCGCTTTCTTATTTTTCAAGGCAGCGAGTACTGCTTTAAGGTTTGCCATATTAGCGTCTCAATTCCCCATGGAGGTCAGCATTGAGTAAAGCTTCCCCCAACGAAAGAGATTCAAATTCAGTATTTTCCGAGGCTGTCATTGCGAATTTGCCAGCAGAACTTTGTTTCTGGGTGTAAGGGGTCTTCGGCCCGATCCACTCGTCCGACACGATGCTTCGCTTAGCGGCTCCGGGAAAGGCGGGGGTGGCGACCCAGCTTGCCTCCACGAATTTCACGCCGCCGTTGGGCATGCTCTTGTGGCCACAAAGCTCGGCGATCCTGCGGGGGATGCCATCGTCGTCGGCGAGGAAGGTGCCCTTCTGGAACTGGAGGTGGTTGCAGTAGGTGCTGGCGTCGGTGATATGCGCCCCGCAATAGGAGCAGATCACGAGGTCGGTCACGCAGCCCATGCTCAGGTAGCGGACCTTGTTGTTGCGGATGTCATCAACAAGCTTTTCATGCGTAAGATCGGTGGCCACAAGGAGATCGCAGTAATAAATCCAAACATCGGGTGCCAGTGTTATCTTGCGGAGGACGTGGCTTAATATGTGCCCCTTTGTGTACTTGGAATTTTGGAAGTGTTCGACGAAGTTAAAAGCGCCAACAAATGAAGGAGCGGACAGCTTCAAAACCATGTTTTCCCACGCATCGTCGTTATTATTGACCATCGCCGAGCATTCGGGCTTGATCAGATAGTCAAGGGGCTCTTTTTCAGTTTGGACTGACGCCATGATGGTTACATGGGACAACAAATACTTGCTGGTTTCCGCAGCAAGCTTTCGCATGGATGCCATCTTGCAAAATGGGTGGTCCCCATCGATGCGGCATCCGCGAAACGCACGGTTGCCGTACATCTTTTCCCAGTCTTCCAGCTTGAGGACCGGTTCGGTTATTACCGCATTTGCGTATTTCTTGAAAGACATAGCTCTATACAGAGGCTCCTGTAGCGTTGATTCCTAACTGTTTTTTGCCCGCTCTGTGAAGCCATACGATGAATTCTTCGTATGTCATATCGCCTTTGGCGCGGTTGCAAATCGAACAGCATGGCAATGAATTTTCAGGGGTGTAGCCTTCGAGGTTGTTCTTTCGGTCGATTCCGTTGCATACATAGGCGTTGCTTTTATTTAATCCGTTGAACCGTTTCCAATCAGTCCTTCGAGACGGAGGAATGCCACAATAACAGCAATTTGATTGTGTTATCGCATCAAACTCTTCGTCGGATAGCCGCCATTCATGGCCCTTCCTTCTGGCCGCCGCCTTGTATACGACAAGCAATTGATTGCGCATAGCTTGCTTAGGCAACAGACTTCTGCGATCCGATGTGCAATATTTGCAGGCCGTCCTGCTTTTTGCCCTCAACGCGGCGGTACGAACCAAAACCCCGTTGTCACGACCACAAATGCATTTGCAAAGCCAACGAGCGCCCTGATTTGTCACGTCAAACTTAGAAATTACAACCAGATTTCCGACTTGTTTGCCGATGAATTCTGCTTCAATCCCATCATTTATCGCAATTCTAAGCTTGGTCATAGCCTTTCTGGCACGATCTCGCTTGATACAAGCACATCCGGTAGTATTCCCCCGCCTTAAGTTGTTTCCTAACACTGTGAATTCAATCGGTGTCGGACAATCACATTTGACTATCCAGCGAGCTTGTCCCCCGACAGAATTAACATCGCGTCGAATGACAGTGAGATTCCCAAATTTCTTTCCAACCATGTCCAACACTCGCATATTCAATTACTCCAATCGTAAAATGTACTTCTATATGAATACTGAATAGTTGGAAAAATTATGTGGCTACCTCTGGGCGTGCCAGTTTTGGGGCGTCCTGTTCTCTTTGCTGGCAAAGTACTCATTCGCATAGTCTTGCCCAACTTCTTTCCACAGCGTTTCCATGGAGCATCTCCGATCCTGCGCCTCTTGCAACAAGTAGTCCTGCTTCATGAACGCCTGCCGGGCCTCATCCTCGTCTGTTTGCGTTTTGTCGGGGAGTTCCTCGCTCTGCTCGTTCGCATTCTTCAGCAATGTGGCTTTCATGGTGGGGTCTAATTTCCCGCGGAGAATACCCCTCTGGATCATTTGCTCCGGCGTGAGGACATTGGGGTCAAAACGGTTCTCATGCCTGAGCAGATACCGAGGCTCTACGCTCGGACTCTTATGTATCACAGGAGTTTTGAGTTTTGACTCGGGTGCGGGCTCAATCACAATCCTTGACTTGTTCGCTGGGTCGTGCTTTGGATCATACTTTTGTTCGATTGACGGTTTTGCTTTCGGAGTCTGTGCTGGAGCGCCCGGAGTTAGACCCAAACCCAGTGCCAGCGGAAGCACAGTTTTTCGCCACGATGGCCCAGCTTCCTTTTCAAGCAACGATCCGGTGAGCAACTTTTTCTGCTTCGGCGGAAACTTCATCGGCGGCGCATAGTAATCGACGTTTGTGAGGCGCAGTATGACATCCGGCAAGTCCAGCGCTCCGCGTTCGAGCAACTGGTTCTCTTCCCCGTGGGACAAGTCCCAGTTCTCTTTCATGATCGGAAGCGCTTTCGCCTTGTCGCCCACGTACCACACCTGCCCCTTGGGCGCGGGGCGCTTGATCTCGCCGTACTGCCCGAACTGCACCGTGCCAGCGGGCCAAGCATAGAGCTTCCAGTTGCCCGTGCGCTTCGGCAGCAACTCAACCTCAGCGGCGATTTGCGGCATCCCCGGTATTTCCTGCTGCATCAGCAAGGATTCCGGATCGCCGTTGATATTTGGATCGAATTGCTTGTGCAACGGCTTCGGGCGAAGGGGCTCCGCGTTGATGGGCTGCTTCACCCCGTCCATGACACCTTCCATGACATCCCTTTCGGCTTCCACATCAACGTGCTTGCGGAACTGCTCGCGGGGCGGGAGCATCTTGGGGGCGTCGTGGAAGTCCACGATGGCTTTCTTCAAAAGACTGGACTGGAACTGGAGTTCCTGTTGCTTGCGGTAGGGATTTTTTCCGCTCCGGTTGTATTTGCGGTTACTCACATCCTCTTGCACAGCCATGAGTTCTTCACCCAATGGGAAACTCAGCCCGAGGGACATGATAAAATCGACATACTTTTCAAGTTCGGAATTCCCGTACCACGAGACCCAATAGCCTTTGTAGTCGGTCCATTCGTTTTTTTGATCCTCGGGACTGTCATCCTTGTAGCGACGATGCCCGTCGCTTTTCACCTCGCGCAGGAGGAGGTTTTCGTAATTTTCGTCCCTGCTCTTCAGGCGCTTCTCGCCCTCGGGCCATTCGCATTGCGGATTGCCTTTGTACTTGGAGTCGATGGCGTCCTGCTGCTCTTTCTTGGCTTGGTCGTGGGCGGTTTCGAAATCCATCGTCTGGTGGAGTTCGCTCGTGCGGTCGTCGATGAAGTCGTCCTGAAGCTGTGGAACATTGCTCTTCGGTTCCTTCCTGTCGCACATCCCACGGATCGCAAAGAGATAGCCGTCAAGCCAATTCTGATTGGCTGGCCACTGGTCGGGATGCTCTTGGTAACGGCTCATCAGAGTTTGTTCTAATTCCGGCCAACGAGCCCCTACAACTTCTTCGATGTACTTTTCTACCGTATCGGGAAGGCCTGCGCGTCCGTAGCTATAGCGACTTGCGCCAATGGGGGTATATGTCTGATTTTCTTTCTTGGTGTTCTTGATGTATTCGAGAATTTTCTGCTCATACTCGGGCCAGCGGGTCTTCAAGACCTGTTTTGAATAATCCAAGGCGAGGTCGCGGCTGCGATCCCAGCGTTCCCGCTTGAAGGCGTCCCGTTCGCCAGACAGGATTTTCTCCTCAAGCTCCGGCATGCGCCCCTTGACAACCTGCGTTGCGTAATCGATCATCGCACCAAGGTATCCGTGCCCCATGGCAACCTGTTCAAATTCCGCCCACCGCTGTCCCGGCATGAACACCTCGGCGTACCTGCGGGCTTCGCCCGGAGCGCCCACGATAATGATTTCCTCTTCGTTGATCTTTCCGTCCCTGCGGGGCTTAACGCCGATGCTCGCCCATCGTTGCTTCAAGATGTTGATGGCATATTCCGCCGAGCCATACCCGGAAGCTTCGCTGGGTTTCGCCTTGTGGAATTTCGCTTCCAGTTCCGGCCAGCGCCCCTTGACCGCGCGTTGCGCGTATTCAAGCGCCAGCTTCATGTTGCCGCTGCCGTACGTTTTCAGCAACGCGCCCCTGAGGAGCATTGGTTCGCCCTCCGGCCAGCGCCCCTTGACGAACTTCACGGCATAGTCAATGATGTTCTTGGAGGTGCGCTTTCCTTTGAGGATCGCCTTCTCCAGCGGCTCCCAGCGCTGCCCGGCGTGAAACTTTGTTCCGTACTTGAACAGAAGGTCGGTGGAGGCGCTGCCCATCTGCGCCTCGATCTCCGGCGAAAGCTGCTTCCCCGAGGCAAGGGCGTGGCGGATGGTCATGCTCCACTTCTTCTCGCGTTCGCCGTAGTAATAAACGGGATTTTCCCGTCGCACGTTCTCCTTCTGCTCTGCCTTGGCTGCCTCCGCTAGCGCCTTCTCGGCTTTCTCGGGATCGTCAGTATTCGCCTTCAACCACTCCGCCACGTTTGGCTCCACGGCGGAAAGCTTTTGCAGCGCGGCGGCTAGTGTCGGATCGGCGATGAATTTGGTCAGGACCGTGGGCTGGTGATAGCGGTGGCTGCGGCCCCATCCTGTGGAGTATCCGCTCTGATCGTCCTCATGGACTGTCTCAACCATACAGTAATCTTGGCGGTTCATTAGCTGGTTGGAGGCGGGATGGAACTGTGCGAACGCGGAGCCGCCCTCAAAGAACACATAGCTCGGGCCATCCTTCAAATAGCCCCCAGCAGTGGATTCCTGAGCGGTGCACCAGTTGGTGCCGCCAGACAACAGCGACAAAGCCTTGGGGTCGGTGACCCGGTAGATCACGAGGTCGCCTTCCTTCACGACGATCTTGCTGCCTTTGGCGATGATGTCGCGGTCCTTGTCCTTCTCACTCAGCGCCCCCTGTCCCTGCTCCAGCGTCTCGAACAGCTTCGCGGGGTCGTACTGCTGGATGTCCTTGTTGTGGGTGAACGCCGGAGACCTCTTCAGCTTGTTGAACGTGCCAAGTTGCCCCTTGATTTTTTCCGTGTCCTCGGGCAGCTTGATTTGCCCCTTGGAGAACCACTTGGTGAGCCATGCCACGTAATCCGTCTGGTTGGGGCTTGGATCGGCAGCGATGCAAAGCTCGATTTGCTCCGGAGTCACTCCGAATTGCTTTTGCAGCAATTCAATTTTCTGGGGCGTGGGGCGGGCGGATTTGGCGAACCACCCGGCATCGTCCGCAAAAGCAATCTTATATGCCGCGATGTTGAACGGAGAGAAATCCAGCTTTATCGCCAACGAGGCGGATTTGCGGATAGACGTTTGATCCTCGGCTTCAACCTCAGCCGCTATCCGCGCTTCCTCAGCAACCAACTCCTCTTCTTGAGCGGCGGCGGCTTTCTGCTCTTCTTCGTCCTCTTCGGGGTCTGGCACTGGCTGGTTGGGTGTGCCGCCGAGCGGAGCGCCCGTGCCGTAGAATTCTGTACCAGCACTCGCCGGGTTGTCCAAAGGCACATCCATCCCATAGGCTTTTGTGGCCGCCGTCACGCGTTCACGGTCCTTTTCCAAGTAGTAAAACTCAGCGTTGAGGTTGTGGAGCGCCGTGTGCAGGAAGCTCGCGGCGATCATGATTTCGCTCCTTATGTCATCGAGCCCGCTCTTGTCGCCACGCTTTATGTCCGCCTCGACATTGCCGAGCCTCTTGAGCGCCATGGTGATGTAGCGGGACACGTTGGCAAAGCCGATGTAGGCGTCGTCGAATAGCCCGCCCTTGGGACTCGCCTCGACGAACTCGATCAACTTGACGGCAAACTCCCGCAGAGCGAAGGTATCAGCCGCGCAGGACTCCAGCGTGACATCCCTGTCCCCCATGGTGGAAATCCCCTTGTAGAGGGGGTTCCAGCGGTGCGCAAGCGTCTCAAACTTTTCCTTTTGCGCACCCGCAAGCTTCACGGGCTTGCCTTGCACGACGGCGCGGGTCATGTTGAGATTGACGGGCACAACTTTGATGATCTGCTCGGGCTTGATAGCACCGTGTGCCTTCAACCATTGCCCCTTGGCTCCGCCTTGGCTCAGGGGATCGGCTGTGTCGATTTCCCACTTCTCCTTGCCGGGCTTGAACACGATGATGCTGATCTTCCCGCTGCCCATTTCCTTGTTGAATTCCCAGTCCATCTTCGCCGCCCAGCGGATCGCATCTTCCGGATGGTCGAACGCGAATATTTCTCCTCCGCCGTAGCGTTCCTTGTTTTCGGCCTTCACCCAGTTGGATGTTTGCAGCGGAAGAATGCCTTGCTTCTGGATATCGGGCACCTTGGCGGTGTATGTGACATGGTAGAGCTTCTTGGCTGCCCCGGTCTTCAGTTCCTTGCGGGCTTCTTCCTCAAGCTTGTCCTTCTCGTCATCCTTGTCCCACTCGGAGCAGCACGCATCGCCGACTACGTGTGTGCCCCAGAACGAACACCAAAGCTGGCGTCCTTCGGGATCGGAACTTGTCGCCGCGGTTCCGTACTCGCAACGCTTGCATCCGAATCCGCCCTCGTGCTCGCTGTACTTCGCCTCTTCCTTGGTGAACTTCTCATCCATGGAGGGTGCGGTCTCGGGCTTGATCCCGAGGTGGTACAGGCGGCAGCTTCCGGTATCGAAGCTGATCGGAGCCTCGACGCGCATGCAGTCATCCGTGCCCCGGCGCATATCGCATGTGCCGCAAAGATATTGCCCGCTGGGATCGAACGGCTTGATGTCCTCGGTGTTGTCCTTTTCTTCGGCGTATTGCGCCCACTGCTTCATCTCCTCGCGGACATGCGTCTCGTGCTCGAAGTCGTACTCGCCGGGATCAAGAACATTCTTGTGGGCGATTTTAATGGCAGCGGTTTTTTCGTTGGGATCATTTATGCCCGGCACAATGCCATGGTCCCAATTCTTGCCGCATTTGCTGCACTTCGCTGTCTCAAAGTCGGAAGGCATCAAAGCATAATCGCTGGAACCGCAGTATGGACACTTGGGCTTCTTCTCGGCAGCGATGCGTCGCTCCGGGGGTTCCTTGCGGTCGAACTGCTCGTTCGGCTCCATCTCCGGCTTCCGCATGTTCGGATGGTTCTGCTCGTAATCGTTGCATTCCGTACACGGCTCGCCCCAGAATTCTTTCGCTTTCTTGGCGGTGTAGGCCGGGCGCATGGAGGATTTCCGGACCATCTCGTATTCCGGCAGGCTTCTCTTGAAGAACTCGTGCTCTTTCCTTTCCACCTCGACCGGACGCATCTCGGGGTCAGGATCACTTTCTTTGAAGAACGCGGCGTCCTCCTTGCCCTCGGGCGGCTCCAGCTTTGGATCGGTCTGCACCACACCCTTGCACTTCTCGCAGCCGTCCTGCATCACCTTTGCAGGCCTGCCACCGGGAAACAGCGCCGCGTGGATGCGCTCCGGGCAGCGGCAATTTATGAGGATCGTGCCGCACGAGCATTTCACCAGCGGATGATCCATGTCTTTTGCCACTTCTTCGGCCGAATAGTGCAGGTCTTGCGGCGGGATGTTGACATCAAGACCCTCTTCGGGCTCCGTGGTATTGCGCCCGGCGTAGTCCTTGCCGTTCTGGGTCGTAAAATCGGGGTCCGAGTGGTGCTGGTGGGTGGCATACTCGGGATCGTTGTACATCTCCAGCAGGGCGTCTAAAGCCTTCTTTTTGAGCAGGCCAGCTTTGTGTTGGGGGTTCATCCTATATAAGGGGGAGAAAAGTCCTGAAAACAGTAGGAAATTAGGGAGCTAAAACGGTAGCCATTTTCCCCCAGTACGATGTATAATAGGAGTGTAAAGGGCAGCGAATTACGAAAGGAGCCCCATTCATGGAAGCAGCAGCACCAGCAACTCAAGCGGTTTTAAGCGCCCACACTGACACCAACCTCGTCACCCGAGCCGAACTGAGGGCCTTGCCCCCGGTAGAAGGCACCGACACTTTCAAGCCCGTTGCCCACATCGAATTGATCGAGACCCTCGAAAAGGCACTCAACCGCCGCAACATCAACATTGAGCATGAACTGTTCGCCATCCGTGCGGATGGCTCCCGCCTCTTCGGCACCCTTGACCTCAACCTCAACGGCATCGTGGGCTCCTGCGCCTCCCTCGGAATTCGTACCGCCAATGACAAATCCATGTCAATTCAAATGATCGCCGGAATGCGCATCTTCGTGTGCGACAACATGTGTTTCAACGGCGACATGGTGTGCGTGAAGCGCCGCCACACGTCGGGTCTGGACCTGATCGAGGAACTGGACGCCGCCGTGATCAAGTACGAGCAGCACTACGTCAACCTCAAGCTGGAAGTGGACAACCTCAAGAACCGCCAACTGACCGACGCCGAAGCCAAGGTTATGATCTACGACGTTTTCGCCCGCGAAGCCATGCCGATGCGCTTTTTCCGTGCGGTCGGCTCTGAGTATTTCAACCCCCGCCATGCGGAATTCGAGCCCCGCTGTGCGTGGTCCTTGCACAACTCCTTCACCGAAGTTGCGAAGCAAATGCCTTTGACCACCCGCATCGACGCCACACAGGAGATCGGCAAATACTTCGGGCTGGTCGGACAGAAGAACTAAAATCCAACTCCAACCGGGGGACAGACAACTGTCCCCTCAAAATGGTAGACTTACATCAGGAGATTGGGTAGGAGGTACCAATGGACACAGCCCTAAAGCTGTACTCCTTGCTGGAGAACAAAGCCCCAAGATTCCGGTGCGCTCTCGCAGCGTCGGCGCTCATGGCGAAGGTGATTCAACATGTGCCCCCCGGTGAGTTTTCTTTGCAATTAATATCCTTGCGGGACTCTCTTAGAAGCTCTTGGGGAGCAAAATAACTTTCAAACCCCCGACCACGGGACTGCATTTACGGAAGTAGAAATAAAAAAGCCCCGGCATGAGCCGAGGCTTTTTGTGGGTTCTGTCAGAACTTATTACTGGGAGTAGAGGAGCGAGCGCCCTGTCTTGTCGCCGCTGTTCAACCCGGAGTCGAGGAACTCGCCGTAGATTGAACCGCTCACGTCAAAAATGTCAGTAACCGTGATCGAGCAGTCTTCCTGAACGGCCGCCGTGTCCACGGTGTAGGCCGTGTTGTACGATTCCATCCAGCATCCCTCATATACCGTCGCCACAGCCAAGAGGCCGGGGTTGCCGAGGTTGTTCAAGCCGCCCTCGTTCGGGATATCTGCTTTCGTCGCAAAGCCCGATTGCGGGTCTTCCGTCGCAAGCTGGCTGAACACGATTTCGGTCTTGATGTCGAAAGGCCAACGGTGATGCTTGATCGAACGCACCGCGCCACTGGTTCCTGCCTTGTAGCCGAGCACCTGCATGAGGTTCGCAAGGTAAAGCGCCGTGCGGGTAATCGCCAATGTCATT